CTGTGATTGGTTTGTCCTCAGAACTGGGTCGGATAGAATCTTGGGCAGCCTTGTTTTGTTTACTCCACCATTCCACAGTCGAAGGTTCAATCTTCCGACCGTGATTTTTGACTTGATCCTTCACATCGAACTTGAAAAATTCAGTCATGCCCAGAAGTTCTTCATATGTGTAAGGTTTATTGGTAAATCGGGACCAATCAAAAACCAAAATGGCAAGTGACAGCACGGCGGACCGGTCACGATACTTTTCCGAGGTCAGGGTTTCAAAGTCAAAAATCAGTTCAGACATTTTTAGTCCTCATCATGTTCATCTTCCAGGTCCGCAGCTTCGACCAAGGATACAAGGTGAAGCGCACCATCCCTTAGTTGCCCAATAGAGGACATTTCTTCCCCTTTGAAAGCGCCACGTTGTACAAGAGCATCAATAATCATAATAACATTTCTTGATACTTTATTTGCTAGTTCTCTAATTTCGTTGTCAGCCATTTAATTTTCCTTCATATAGCTAAAGTTTTGTTTTTTATAAAATTCGAGTTTTCGGTCGAATTTATCACTCAATAAATCCGTTTTATGGGATATCACTAACACATTAGTATCATCATCTAATGTGTTTAGTATTTTCAGTAGATTCTCCACTCCATCAAAGTCAAGACTAGAATCAAAAGTTTCATCTAGAATAAGCAGATTTGTGGAGACTGAATTCTTTGTTTTTGCGATTTGGCGCCAAGTGAAAAGTAACGCCAAGTCGATTCTTTGTTTCTCGCCTTCCGAAAAGGACGCATAAGAAAAGTTGTCACGGTGTCTAGACCTAATGACTTCGTTAAATGATTCGTCAAGATTGAAGGATACAAAGAAATCCAACACCTGAAGGTATTGGTTAACGAGTTTATTTATAACGGGAACATATTGTTTTAGGATTTTTGTCTTGATTCCTGAGTCTTTTAACATCTCCGCTATAACAACATTGTATGAATAATCTGTGTTGACTCTGTGTTTAGCAGTCAACAAATCTTCCTTGTCTGTCTCCATTTGGGACAAATCTACAATATCATTTTCAAGGTTGGATGACCTTTCATTGATTTGTTCCATTTCGGTAGATATATTGTGGATTGACTTTTTGATACGTTCCACATCAATTGTGTGTGTTTGTATTTGGTGGTCTTTGGACTTTATATCATCAATGGATTTATTGATTGACTGTATATCATTACCAATATCAGAGTTTTCGTTTCCTAACACTGTCAATCCTTGTACCAGTTTTTCGGACCTAGATTTGGATTCCGTAATCTTTTGAGTTCTCAAATCATCACCAATTGCCTGAGTGCAAGTGGGGCAATGCGCGTGGTCTTCATAAAATTTAATCTCTTGTGAGATTTGTTTGACCTTCGAATCTACTTGGTGTTTGTAGTTGTTCAAGACCTTGCGGCGGTCTTCTTTCGTGTTCAACAAAGATAGGAACTGTTGAACATCCTCCAACCCCTCGGCATTCTCCTCGATTTTTATTTGTAATGCCTCAATTTCCTCTTCATAAGATTTAATCTTGTCGGCGCGGGATTTCAGGTCTGATTCGTTTATCTCTTGGATATCATCAATGTATTTTCTTTGGGCGAAAATCTTATTCTTCAATATCTCTATGTCATAATCGGACTTCTGTATTTTATCTTTGATGATACCTTGCTTTTCTTTTAGCAATATATTCATCTTGGAGAATACACCGATATCTAGGAGGTCCTCAATAACTCCCCGACGGTGTGCCGCAGGAAGTTCCATGAATGGTGTGAATGAGGTTGACCCCAAAACCACAATCTGGTGAAATGATTTGTGGTTCATTTTCAGGATATTCTTCTCCAATATCCTTTGGTAATCCTTGGAATGACTTGATTCGTTTATCAACTCATTATTCTTGTAAATCTGAAATATGTTGGGTTTGATACCCCGGACAATAACGAAATGGGATTTACCGATATCAAACTCTAGTTCCACTGCGCAATGTTTCTTGTTTATGGAATTCACCAACAACGGTTTGTTGATATTACGGTGAGCCTTGCCAAACAAGGCAAACGACAATGCATCCAATAATGTGGATTTACCCGCACCATTCTCCCCATATATCAATGCCGATTTGGTTTTGGTGAAGTCGACCTCAGTGATAGTGTCACCGGTTGACAGAAAGTTTTTCCACTTAATGGATTTGAAACGAATCAAATTGTAAATCCTTATATATAGCACTAGTCGCGGTGTTGAAGCACCCACTAGCCCTAGAAAACTTAGGAGATTTCCAGCATGCTTATCGGATGGACCAATCATGATAAATGGTATTACGGAGTCCGTGTAGCAAACAAATGTTTACCAGAGGATGATTTATAGGATATTATATCATACATCATCCGAATATGTCAAGCCATTTCGTGAAAAAAATGTCTGACTGGCAAAGGCCCGGTTATGAAACGCGGCACTTTGATAATTGTAAATATATCACATAATATCAAACGTTTCGGCCTCAGTTAGGAGTGAACGTAACTTTGTTTTCAATATCTTTTTATTCAGGTCTGTCTCTACCGCATCGACATAGGTGTCGAGTAGAGTGCCTGTATCCTCTATTGATACATCCTCATCCTGAACGGACGCGCCAGTGAACTCCTCATACGATTCGAGGATTTTCAAGTCATGTATTTTTTGGGATTGTATTTTATCAACATATTTATCAAAGGTAAATAGGTCTTTTCTGTCTTCGACAATAATCTTGACGAACTTGTTATTTACATCGGGAACATCCTCTTTCAGGGTGGTTTCTTCGTTGTAATATATCTTGTGGAATAGAGTGTGAGGATTTCTTATGGGTGTTATATCACGGGTCGAGGTGTCTAATATGTGGAAATGTTTAGGGTCATTCGCATCTGACCAAAAGAATTCCATCTGTGAACCCAGATATGTGATATTGTCTTGTTGGGATTTGGTGTGGAAATGCCCCGTATATACATTCTCAAATCGCGAAAACAATTTACGGTCCATGCCGTGTTGGTTGACAACACCTTTCATCAAGTCAAATCCCGCGAGGTCAAGGTGACCAAACAGGGTGTCCGTTTTACAGTTCTTTATGAAATCAATTGATTCGTCATAGTTCTCCAGGTTTATCCAAGGTAGGAGACCCACCTTGAATCCCCCGAAATCTTGTATACTTGGTTTCATATGAATGGTCACAACATCCATATAGTGACCCAGAAGTTCTTTGAGTGAATTCAATTCATTGGTATTTTTATACGCCACGTCATGGTTGCCAAGGATGATATCCATGTGTATATTGTTTTCTCGGAGAGGTTCCAGAAACATCTTACGGTTACGGTTGATGGCCTTGAGGGCAATCACCTTCCGATTGTCATAATAATCCCCCATGTGTATGATTTGTTTGATATCATTTTCTAGTAGATACGGAAAGAATGTTTCTGAATAGAATTTCTCCGCATTATCCGCGAACACATCGGAGGCGTTCCTTACACCTGCGTGGGTGTCTCCTAGTATGGCAATTTTACTCATTTATCACTCTTTGAATATTCTTTCAAGATGGTGTCTTTTTCTCGTATATTGTCAATTCTGGACCTTAGTTGGTCGACAAACTGAGCACCCGCGGCATTGACTGCCATATTATCATTATCTGTATCAACAAAGTCAGTATATGAATGGTTCGCTAGGAACCTTCTTTTGACTTCTTCCTGTTTCTGCTCTTTGGCAATCCTGCGTAGGAAGGCATACCAAGATATCTGTGTGAAATAGGAGAAGGCGTTGGGTTTACCGGTACGGGTCGCGGCTTCTAGATTATAGTTGTAGATTGCTTTAAGGCAGTTCTCAACCGCATCCATTACCATTTCTTCCCGATAGGAGTATCCAATAAAGTTTGATTTGTGGGAGAGACCTTCGGCGATATTTAGAAAACACTCGGCGATGTAATTCGGCACCTTGCGTTTATCGGAACCGGATTCCTCATCCTCTTGGGAGAGTTTCACATAAGCAAATACGGCTTCGGAAAACTCTCGGTTGTTGACATAATGGGGTTTTTGTTTCTTTGGTTTTTTCATAATTTGTACCTTCTATTATATAACATTTTTAGTCATTTGTACAATGACCATATGTTTCATGTTGTAATATTATGTTACTAGGACTTTCATTTTTAGGCTTGACAGGTTTTGAAGGATGTTGTATAATAAACTTAAGTTACTTTAAGGTATAACTTATATAACCTTACTGCCGGGATTTAGTGTACCTAGTGCATCTTGTTCCGAGGCATGGAATACCTTCCAGAAGAATCCATATTAGGGTTATGGTCCAATTCATCCTGGTCCACTTCACCTCTAGTTTGTTTCTCCCATTGTTCCCACCATTGGGTATATTGTTTGATTGCTGTTTTGGAAGGATATGTTGTTGCGCCAATAAGGGTTGGGTTCAGGTAAACTTGTTGTTGGATTTCCTCTTGTAACAGGATAAATGGTTTGAAATAGAAATAGTTTATTCCATTATTTATATCATGAGTGGTTTCCACAGTCAACATCTTTTGGTAATATTTTGATTTATCATCTTCTACCATTTCACCTATAACATTATCACCATTCAATAGTTTGAACTGAATCAAGGATGTTGTTTTGCTTGTCATAGTTTTACCTCATGTATTTTCCAAGGGAACTCTTCTTTGTTATAAATCTTACATCTTTCAACCGAATGTCTCAAACCAAAGTTGATATTTTTCTTCCAGTGTAGGTCATCCACCAGGTCAAATAGATTCATTATTGACCCATCATCCGCTATTCTGAGACCCCGCCCAATGGATTGTAACAATCTTACCTGGGATTTGGATGGTGAAGCAAGAATGAGATTATGTAGATTTCGGATATTGACACCGGTGGAGAATGTGCCAAATGATGCGACAATGATTGCGTTGGTTTCTTTCTCAACTATACGCCGAACATCTTCCCGAACTTGGGTGTCAACGCCACCATGAACAAAGAATACTTTTCTACCTTCCTCGACAGAATCCTTGATTAGACGATAGAGTGGTGCACCATGTTTCTCAACAAATTGGAATAATATGAGAGTGTTGCCATCAAGACTTTTAGCAAGATTCTTGACGAACTTTTGCCGGGTCGGGTTTGTTACAATATAGTTTATCTCTTGGTGATAGTCCGCTCGGACCATTTGTTGTCTGACATCCTCGGGATATACCAAGTTTATCACGCTTATATTTATACGTGAAAGAACATTCTTTTCCTGGAGGGTTTTCGTCTTGATTACTCGGTAGGTGGGCCCAAAGTGCCCATTCAGGACTAGTTCGTGAACGAGCGCACCATCCAATGTACCTGATACACCAATCCGATATCCACATTCACCCGCCTTTTTCATTACCTCGCCCAGAGATTTGGCGGTGAATAAGTGCGATTCATCTCCGAATAGGGCACCATATTTGTTGAACCAGAGTTTAGGTAATTTGTAGATTGATTGCCAAGTAGTGATGGTCACAGCATGGTCAGTATTCTTTTCTTTACCTGTATAAATTCGGTGACAGAATTCTTCGGCATCCCAACCATAATCCTGGAAATCAGAGAACATTTGTTCAACCAATGCCGTGGTTGGCACGACCAACAACACCTTGATTTTTAGAACATCAACCAGGTAACGAATTATTACATATTGTATCAAAGACTTGCCTGAGGCAGTCGGGCATATCATCAATGCCCCTTTGTTTATCAACCCATTACAGATGGCATTGAACTGATAATCTCGGACCTCGATTGGTTCCCCGCGCGTGGTGAGGTTGAGGGTCTTGATAAACTCCATAATTTCTTTTGGTTTGATATCAAGTTTCGCGCCAGGTAGACCATATTTAGGTGTGTTGACAAAGTTGAGTTTGTATTTACGCGCCTTGGCAAACCTGTCCAATTTTGGAACTAAACCAGAAGGGAACAACCTGGTTCGACGGTCGAATAAACGAATCTTGCCGTCCCAGAGGCCGTTCTTATATTTCTTCATGAACTTATATCCGGGCGCAAAGAAGGAAAACTCCTCACCAAGTTCATACCCAATCCCTTCATTGGTTTCAATACGAACCTGGGAATGGTTTATCTTTTTGATATAAAGGGTATCAGCGTCGCCCATCAATATCCTGCCTCAAACTTCTTGAAGTCAATAATATTTTTTATCGTAAGATGCCGCCAGTTGACATTGTTGATAATACTCTCTAGTGTTTCCACTACGGTTTTCCAGTAATGTATGTCTTCCACAGATTTTTGAATCTCGGGGTCTGAATCGTAATAATGGTCCATTTCGCCTTTCAATATTTTCAGGCCATTCAAGGGGTCATATTCCCATCCTTCGGCCTCGATTTGTTCTTGGGTCATTTTTCCGTTATACCACAACCATTTCTTTTTCAAAAGGATACTTTGATATTGTTCCTTCGATTTCAACTTCAACTTAGCCGAAGACAGGATAGCGAGATATTTGGAATGTAACAGGGGGGTTCGCGCGGATATTTCATCCAGCTTCATGGGATTAATTTTACAATCCTCTTCCCACATTTCTAAAACTTTTTTCAATGTTTGCATAATATACCTTATATATAAGTCGTCAGTCAGATAAAGAGAATGTGGAGTATTTGAAGGTCATTGGCATTGTGATATACTCAACACCTGATACCGCGGCATTGAAGTTTATGTCGCCCAACATGATAGGGAAGGCACTTTTGTATTTGAAAGATTTCATTTCCGTGTTGGCACTAGTAAGGACAATCAACTGCATATCGTATTCATACCCATCTTGGGACAGAATATTCCTACCAGACGGTGACACATAATTCGTGTTGACAATGGTATTCATCCAATCAAATACTTCATTATACACATTCATGTTTTCATCCAGAATAGCTTGTACCGTGATTTCACTGAATTGTAACTTATCCCCCGGATAAAATACATCTGCTCTTGGTCGTGAAACTGCAGTTTCAGACATAGAAACTGAAGGGTGTTGTACCGATTGCGCGAAGAATTCAAGGTTTTTGAATCGTTTTCTATTGATAATAATCTTGAACCCGGTGGGTTGAAGAAAGTTGGTACCTTCTAATATGGAAGTTGTTGTGGTCATTTAGATTTGTCCTATTATAACACATTTTCTTCTATTTATAAAGAAAAAAACGATTGACAAACGAGAAAATATCCGTTAGTATGAACAGTAATAATCAAACCCACATAAAGGACCCATCATCATGAGTTTTAAATTCTCCCCTTCGACTATCGACCTGTTGAAAAACTTTGCCAGTGTCAATAACAACATTTATTTCAAAGCTGGCGACAAAATATCCACGATTACCGACACTAAAAACTTCTTGGCCACCGGCACCATTCTTGAGGATATCCCAGTAAATTTCGGGATATATGACCTATCAGAGTTCTTGAATGTGATGGAACTATTTGGCGACCCTATCCTTGATTTCTCGGAAAACCATTTGACTGTGCGGGATGAGAAAAATAATACCAAAATCAAATATTTCTATTCTGCTCCCGAAATTCTAACCACAGCCGAAAAAATGCCGAATCCGCCCGAGGCTGACCTGACATTCACTCTTTCGGAAGGTATGTTACATCAACTGAACCGGGCATCCAAAACACTGGCATTAGATTTCTTGTCTATCACCAAAGATGGTGACGAATTGAAACTTTCGGTGATTGATGTTGCGAATGCCACATCAAACTCATATTCAACTTCTATTCCTGGTAAAACCAATTTGAATGACTTCAACTTCATTATCAAGTTGTCGGATGTTAGAATCATGCCGGGCGATTATAATGTCACCATCAGCAAGAAATTTCTCGCCGAGTTCAATAACATTGAACAAGATTTGAAATATTTCCTCGCATTAGAACGGTCTTCAACTGTAAACGGGTAATCAGAACGCATGGAACACACAATTTGGACCGAACGATACAGGCCAAAAACCATCGATGAATGTATCTTGCCTGCCAAGATAAAGAACACATTCAAAGAAATGATTTCTAAAGGTGAAATCCAAAATATGCTCCTATCCGGTACCGCCGGGCTAGGTAAAACCACCGTCGCGAAGGCCCTATGTCATGAGTTCGGTCTTGATTATCTCTTTATCAATGGGTCCGAAGATGGTAACATTGATGTGTTACGAGGTAAAATCAAACAGTTTGCGACCACAGTCTCCTTGACAGGTAACAAAAAGGTTGTTATACTGGATGAAGCAGATTATCTAAATCCCAATTCAACCCAACCCGCGTTACGCGCCTTCATGGAACAATACAGTGATAACTGTCGTTTCATCTTGACTTGTAATTATAAGAACAAGATTATTGAAGCCTTGCATTCCAGATGTTCGGTATATGAGTTCAACACCACCAAAAAAGACTTGGCGGGGTTGTCTTCCTCTATGCATACTCGTATCAAGGGCATATTGGATAAAGAGGAAATATCTTACACTGACAAGGTGGTCGCTGAATATATCATGAAGTATCTGCCCGACTGGCGCAGAACCATCAATGAAATACAAAGAAACTCTTTGTCGGGTACCTTGGTCGGCGTCACTAATATTGATTCGACTGAATACAATGCCCTTTATAATCATTTGAAAAAGAAAGATTTTACATCCATGCGTAAATGGGTTGTACACAATCTTGATGTTGAGACTTCGGTTATATTTCGTAACATCTATGATAGAATGGGTAATCATATCAAACCACAAAGTATACCTCAATTGGTTCTGATATTGGCAGATTATTCCCATAAGGGAGCGTTTGCTCAAGACCCCGAAATCAATATCGTGGCATGTCTGACTGAGATTATGGGGTCGTGTGAGTTTTTATAATGAATCCATTTGATTTTGTCACAAGCATAAACTTCACCAAAAAGGATATCATGGTTGACGGCGTGACCGAAAAGTTGTATAATCCTTATATGACCAATAAGGCATTGAGTTATTTCGCT